GGGGTTTTAACGAGTTTTCTCTCAGACGTACTATGTAGGGGTACGCTCGCCTATACGCTTCCTATTACATGGAACTTAAACACTAGTAGGTTTTACATCTATGGAACAAAACTTTTTAAGACGTAAAATCGGCTTAAATTGTACGTTTGAGTAATGATAAATATTTTCTAACAAAGGCGACCAACCATGATTTAAAGTATCTAATCTATTTATATCTAATTGATTAATATCATTAATAGTGTAAGGGAAAAAGAATTTAATTTTATTTAATGGGAGTGCTTTCTTAGCTACACGATAAAGAAAACTTCCTCCAAGATAAGATAATGAGCCCGGACAAGATAATGGGGACTTAGTAATAAATGAAGCAGAGCCTATATTATCAATAGCATCTAGGGCAACTGCGTTCTCAACGACTTCTTCAACAACAAACTGACCTAACGAGCCAGTTAAATTAGCAGGAATAGGACCTGATTCAAAGCTAGGTATTTCAAGTAAATATTTTTGAATAGAATTTAACAATCTAATATTTATAAGTAAACCTTCACAATCCGAAGGAAAATTTTCAGAAGATATACCCGCCATATTCAGTATTTGCAACTGTAATGAAGGCAATTCTACGGATGGGGCATATCCTAGACACCGAGTGTTCCATTCTTGCTCGATATCATTAGGTGACCAAGCTTCACCGACTCGATTATTCTCAGTAAACGCCATGTCTCTCATAATCCTTTCTGCAAATATAGAAATGCAAGGATAGGACGTTACTGTATAAAATTCTTCAGCAAAATTAACAAAATAACCGGCATCATCGTAAGAATACGGCTTTGTGTTAAACTTAGATTCAACACTTGATGGAATAGTAAAATTACCAAAGCCAGAAAGATAAAGAGTAACAGACTTTGGAAGTAAGTAATTTCCTTGATTGTAAATCATATCGACAAATTCAATCTCATTTGTCGTTAGGCGATATTTATTTAAACGTTTTAAATGTAGAACTCTGGCCCAACAGAAAACAGAAATATAATAGGCATAACTAGATAATGAAACAGAACGCTTGAAATTTAAACTATGTGAACAAAAATTATCATAACTTTCATTAATTATTGAACTTAAACCGTCAAAACCCGTAAAATGATTGAGCTCTTCAGGCAACGGAACTAGCTCTTCGCTAGGTGATGGAAAAAATGCTTCTAAATAAAGAGGATCATTCTTCAATTCGGAATTAGTTTTAGACAGGTGTTGACCTGTAGGCATGCTCGCTGGTTTACCTTGTGCTACCGGATCCTTTGCGTCTAATGGATTGCGAACATTAACCTTTGGATCATTTGAGATCCCGCCGCGTCGATAGCCGCCTCGACCACGACCTCTTCCTGATGTTTGGGGCGCTTCATACATATATGAATTATTTTCAGGATAATTATTATTACTTCGGTTATTTTGATTTTGATTTTGATAATAACCAGCATCGTAGTTATTATTCTGAGGGGCTCTCCATTGTCCTCCTCTGCCACGTGGGGCACCTCTATTAAAATTGTATCTAGACATTCTCGCTAGTACTTTTATCGCTTGGATTTTAATTATAATATTACGCTTTTGTCGCTTTGTTGCCTCTCCGAGGTCTTAGGAAAACTTTTGTTTTGGTTTTGTGGGGCTTCCACTTCGTTGATGAACCTTTTAATAATTTAAAAAGGGGG